GTGTCAACTATCTTACCTTTAATATCAAAACCATTTACAAGTAACCAACCAACATCATAACTAGCATTGTGAAATATTTTAGTTGCAGGTAAGTTTAAAATATCTTGCATCCATGCGCAGGTTATTCCTTCATCCATATTGCCTCCTGCATCATGATGTATAGGAAAATACCATTGTTGACCTAAAGCTGCTACAGCAAAACCTACAATATGCCCATCAAAGGTAGCCCAACCTGCTCCTTTGTTTTTGATATTAGGATCTTTAGTTTCTAAATCTATTGCAATTTCAGTAGCTTGGGACAGGTCTGGATATTCTGCAGGGCAGATCCAATCACTGTCGTTATAAATAAAATTAAGTTGATGAGTCATTTTTGATTAATTTTTATAAGTTGTCTTACTAAAGTTGTACCTGGGTTTATATCAAATTCTTTTATGCATCCTAACAAACTTCCCGACAGCGCAAGGATTACAATAATAAATTTTATTTTTAACATTTATTTTTTTGTATTTTTTAATCTTTTAATTTCTAAATCACAATAATGTTTTATTTTTTGTAAATCTTCAACTTTATTTTTAAATAAATACCTACAAACATATTTAACAACACATCCTTGAAAGAATGATAATTTATTTCTTGATATAAATTCATATGGTTGAATGTCAAAATTTTTATAGTGAGATCCCCCAATTTGTTTACCTTCTGGAAAAGCTTCGTCAAACATTTCTGAATTAGACATTTAAAACCTCCAAAGTTTTTAAATTTTCAGCAGCAGCAGAAATTTTATTTATTAGCTTATCTACTTCATCAAGATGCTGCGGGTGTTCACCAATTCCTACACTACTCTCTAAATATATTTTTATCGTAGCCTCGGCTTCGGAGATTTGAGATTCATATCTATCTTGTAAAGCTTTCATTATTAACTTATTAACGTCCATAGTTTGCCTCATATAGTTTAAAATATTTTCCTAAAGGAAAATTATATTGATGATAAGTGCCTAACAAGTGTAATGTTTGTTTAGATCTAGTGGCACCCGTATACCAGACCCTAAGTTCTTGAACTTTATCTGAAAATTTCTTTTTTTCAAAGTGTGATGGAAAATTACATTTACTTGCTAAAACAACATTATCTGCTTCACCTCCTTTTACTTGATGTATTGTATCTATGATTATTTTAGGTGGTTGTGATAAGTCTACACCTTCTTCCATAAGTTTCTTAAAATATTTTTTATCTTTGTCTTTAAATTTTCTTTTAAACACTTGATTCCATGATCCTTTTTCATCTCTCATACCACATCTAAGATGTAATTCATCAAAATTAAACACTTGATTTGGGTGAGCAAAAGACCATTTTTTACTGTCCGATGACCGGTATCCGTGATCAATATTTAACAAAAACTCATACATTGTTACAGCTTCTTCTCTAGTAATACTACCTCCCTCACAAATCTTATCCCAATGTTGAATAGCCGAATATTGGTTTGGATCAAAAGATTTATTATTTTTCTGGTCTTGGTAATACAAACCTAAGTTACGGGCCTCCTGTTGCAGTTCTTTTTTAACATCGTTAATTCTGGCTAAAACCATCCAATCACCTTTTATATCCCAAGGTACTTTTTTTAAGCCATTCCATCTATAAATAGCGCCCTCCTTACCATTAGAATAAAATTCTTTTTCAACACGACAATTCCCCATAGTTTTTAAAATACAATTAGAAAAAAAATGAATATTTTTATTTAAACGCACACTCTTATTTAACACAATAGATCTTCCAGGAAAATTTTGAAACTGTTCTACTTCAGCACCGTTCCATTCATAAATTGCTTGATCATCATCTCCTGCAATATAAACCCTTTCAACTACTTTCGCCAGTTTTACAACTAAATCCCACTGTAAGGGTGTTAAATCTTGTGCCTCATCAACCATTAATACCTTAAATGGAACTGATAAACCCTCGTTAATAAATTTTTCTATCATGTCTGTAAAATCTAATCTATCCGGTGTTCGTTGTCCGTTAGCTAATTCCATTGTTTTAAATTCTTCGTAACCTGCAATAATTGATTTAAATTGTTGTAATCTAACTGATTTTCTAGATTGTTGTTTGTACAACCACACAGGATCTACTTTCATGTTTCTTGCTCTGTCATAAATTTGAAGAGACCAGTTGTTGTAAACCTTTGCATCATCATAATTTTCTTTGTAGTTTACTTTTACAGTTCCATATTGTGTGTGAAACATTAGTAAGTCACTCTTAGGATCTAAAACGGGAATTTCAGCAAACTGTTGTCTGGCCAAAGAATGTAGCGTTCTAAAATATTTGAAATCATCTTCGTCATATTCTTTAAATTTTTTCCTAACTCTTGATATACATTCATTTACAGCCTTATTGGTAAAAGAAATATAACAAATTTCATCAGGTGAAGTACCTTTTTTAAGATACCTCTGTACTCTCTTGAGTAAGTTTTCTGTTTTACCTGTACCTGGGGGTCCAAATATTTTAATTGTCTTCCCACGCAGCTTTTGCTTTAATAAATTTGACATCTTTGTTTTTATGTTCCATTTGTTTTGGTAAGGTTACCACCCAATGTCTGCTACTAATATTTTGAAATTTCTTTTTTGGTTGAGCTCCGCCTTGCTCCAAAAACCTAGTGCATTCTTTTTCATTCCAGTTGTAACTCATTTTTTTCATAAAAGATCTAAAGGTTTCTAATTTAAATCTCATTTCATTTTCATCTCTCCAAATATTACCTGAATCTATTTGATCAAATTCAGTTGTATCTTCAATATCTTCTAAAAATCTTGTCATTCTAGAATTAAATACATCATCCCCTTCTTCTTTTGCATCAAAGCCTTCCATATCTTGCTTGTTGTTTATTAATTCTTCCAACCAATCTCTATAAGGATCTGGATCTCTTTTAGTTGCTTTCAAAGGTCTCCAAACAATATCATAATTTAATAATTGCTCACCAAGAAGTTGTTGTTGGTATAATTGTTTTGTAGACAATCTTATAGACTTACCTTGAATAGGTAAAATCCAATAAGGCTCTGGATAAGAATTTACTTTTAATAGTTTACCTACTTCAGGCATTGCTTCATTAGACCCAATACCTAATTTACGTTTAACACATTCTGATGAGACACAATGCATTCTAGCAATAGATGTTTTACATTTATAAGCATATTCTTTATTCTCAACTCCCTTAAAAATATTTTGTAATTCTTTTGGGTGCAGTGCCTCTGAACAAACTTTAGTCATCATGTTTCTAGTCCAGTCTTCATACATAACAGGATCGGGATTTACTTTTTTTGCTAAAACAGCAACATTAAACATAGCATCATTTCTTCCTTCTCCTTTTTGAACTTTATTTTTCATAAAATTAACTACACAGGGAGGGTAATCTTTAGTTTCATCGTCCTTAAAAATTTTTAACTTTTTAAAAGCATCAGGTGTTAATCTAAATTTTAGAACAAATTTATATAAATCTTCAATCTTAACTGAATTGCCTTCATCATCCATTGCAACTCTTGTAGGTGTTTTTGCTTTTTGGTAAGGTAAATTTACAAAATTTCCTTTTCTTTTATCATCCCATTTTTCAGGAGTTAAATCTACTTCGTCTTGAGCAGGAAAAATATCTGTAGTGGTATCGTTAATACCTAAGTCAGAAGCTATCTCAATTAATTTTTTTCTCATTGAAGATGCAGCTATTACACCTTCAATGAATAAAATCAGATGGAGTCCGTTGGATTTCGATCTGAAGGGTACGAGTGGGTATTTCCTTTTCCGAATTGTCGATATAACTTCCTTATGCTGTATATTATAACGATCAACATCGATGACCCCCCAACTGCATGTATTATCGTCTCTAATTGGAACTGATCCATAGTAAGCCTCTCCTTTTAAATGTTTTGCCCAATGATCTTTAGTCATTGGTTTAGGCTCAACCCAATGTTTAAATTCAGCTTTACCTTTAGAATTTTTACTTCCAGTAGGTGCTGAACATCCAAAATATGTAGGTGAACCCTGGAAGAGTTCTATAAACTCCCCCAGGGTCTTGTCAAGTAGGTCCATGTTAGAATGGCGTTTTTTCTACTTGTTGATCTTCTTTTTTGTGGTTAGTTCTTATCGCTCCTTTTTTACATGATTCATAAAAATCAAAAGCAGCTTTTATTGTTTCATCGCTTTCCACCTGACCCAGATGTTCAATCTCCCAACCATACCAAGAACCTAAATTGTTTTTTTCTAAAACAGTTTTAAGTAAATATTGTTGAGTAAATGGCGCAGGTCTGAAAAAACCTTTACCATCTTTTTTCTTTGCTCTGAGTGACATCATCATTGAATTCCACTTTTTAGATTTTTTTCTTTGAGTAGATTTCATAGTGATCATAGCAGTAGAAGACTTCTCTGGCTCAACTACTAAAACATAGTGTGAGGCAGTCTCTTCTACATAGTTACCATTTTCAAGACGATCTTTACCATCATCGCCTCTTGTTGTTTTACTCATAATATCACTATCACTTGAGTAAACATTAACAGGAGCAACAGCACCTTTTTCTCTGTCTTTCCATTCGATGTACTCCAACTTATAGAAACAAGGAATAACTTTCATTCCTTCCGCTCCATTATAAAGTTCATCGGTCACAGTGTTGTAGATCATTCCTGGTCTTGCTTCAGTTATAAACTGGCTATCTCCTTGTGTGACTTGTGGAGATAATTGTCCAAGAACTTTAAGAAATGGTAATGCTAGACTTTTTGAATCTACATTATCAAATCCTTCGTCGGCAAATTGCTCAATGTTAAAATCAGCAACTGCACCGGCTTGTTTTTTAATCGCTACTTCGTCCGATTGTCCGTCTTTTATTTTCATATGTTACCTATTATTTGTTGGTTATTTTCGTTTTATTTGCGATGTATACTCCGAACAAATCAAAAGGAAGTTCTTTACCTTCTTCGACTTGCTCTTTAACAAAAGCCTTAAGAGTCATAGGCTCAACTTTTTCTTTTTTATTATAGTTGAATCCATGTTCTTCACAGACCTTTATTAATTCAGAGACCTGGTTGTCTTGCCCTCTGTTGAATGAAGCAGTAACAGTGTTCTTAATAATATCTTCGAACCCCTTACCTCTCAACCAACTGAAAGCTTCGTCAACACGTGATTCAGGAATTTTTGCTGCATAAAAAGGTTTTACTTCTACAGTAGAACCATCACTTAATTTCAACAAAGATACACCTGCTTCCTGCATCATCTCTGGAATTATTCTCTCTTCTAAATCTCTTCCTTGATTTTTTAAGACAGATAATTTTTCTTCAGCGTCTTTTATTTTGACGTGTATTTCTTTTAGATTGTTACATTTTTCAGTAATAGATTTTACACTATCCTGATTAATGTCTATAGTTGACATTTTTTCAATATCCATATTTCCTCCTGATGCCCTCTTAAATTATCTTATTGATCTTTGCAACAAAAAAATATAAAAGATTTCAGGATGTGGAAATACCCTTATAAGACTAAACCTTATGAGCATCAAAAAAATGCTTTGCAGGAATCAGCTGAAAAAACTCAATGGGCCTATTTTATGGAAATGGGTACAGGTAAAACAAAAGTAACTATTGACAATATTTCTTTTTTATATTTTCAAAGAAAAATTACAGCAGCATTAATCATTGCTCCAAAATCTGTTTATACAGTTTGGGAAACAGAAATAGAAACACATATGCCTGATATTTTAAAGAAAAAAATATATAGGTGGAATTTAGATAAACCAAAAGATTATTTTAGCCTTAACGAATCAAAAGATTTAAAAATATTTTTAATTAATGTTGAAGCTTTATCAACAAAAAGAGGTTTTGATGCTTGTGTAAATTACCTAACTAAAAATACATCAAACTTTGTAGTATTGGATGAATCAACCACCATAAAAAATAAATCAGCAAAAAGAACAAAAAACATTTTAGGATTAAGAAAACTGTCGTATATAAGGCGTATCCTAACAGGATCGCCAATAACAAAATCTCCATTAGATTTATATACACAATGTCAATTTTTAAGTCCAGAACTATTAGGTTTTTCAAGTTATTTAGCTTTTAGAAATAGATACGCAGAAATGACAGACATACCTGTGGGTTCAGGTAGATATATTTCAGTACCCAAATATTACAAAAGACTAGAAGAATTAGAGGATAAACTTAAAAAATTTGCAACTAGAATTAGAAAAGATCAATGTTTAGATCTAAAGCCAAAAATAAGACAAAAAAGAGTCATAGAATTAGAAGGAGATTCAAAGAAAATTTACGAAAAATTAAGAACATCCGCTTTAGCTATTGTTGAAGATAGTACAATCTCATTTTCAAATAAATTGACTGAAATTATTAAGCTACATCAGGTTTGTAATGGTTTTACTAAAGATGATGATGGTCTTATTTTACAATTACATAAGTCAAAATTAAATGCACTAGAGGAAATTTTAGAAGAAACTGACGGTAAAGTAATAATTTGGGCTAATTATTTATATAATATCCATGAAATTAAAGATTTTTTAATTAATAAATATGGGCCAGACTCAACAGTAAGTATATTTGGTGAAGTAAGCGTTGAAAATAGAAAAAAAGCTGTCGATAGAATTCAAAAAGATCCAAAAACTAAATTTTTAGTAGGTAATCCTACAACAGGTGGCTTTGGTTTAACTCTTACTGCGTGTAACACCGTAATTTATTATTCAAATAATTATAATCTTGAAGTAAGAATGCAATCAGAAGATAGAGCTCATAGAATGGGCCAGAAAGGTTCTGTTGTTTATATTGACATTGTTGCTAGAAATACATTAGATGAAGCTATAATGAAAGCTTTGACTAATAAAGGAAAAATTGCTGCTAAAACTTTAGGTGAAGAAGATCTTAAAAGTTGGTTATTATGATTATTTTTGGATACCCTATACATCGTAAGCATAATAAAAGAGTTCTTAAAATAGTGGCAGTAGTAATTATTTTAATTATTGCTGTGATAGTTTATTAAACTGTTCTACTCTTTCTAGAAATTTATCTCCATACTCTTTTAATTCCGACTCATTTAGTCGGAATTCTTGATACATAAGATCTCTAGTACAAATTGATATAACCCCTTGTTCAATAGGTCCATAATTTTTAGTGTGTGCTAAATAGTAAGCTCCTAGTTGATATTTATAATCTTCAACCCATTCTTCTCTTTTAGGTCTGTTTGATTGTTTCCAATCTACTATGCTAGGTTTACCATAAGCGACACATGATAAATCTGCTGTGCCTGCAAATTTATTTTCATATTCTAAACTTATTTCATTTCCCCATACTTCGTCTATTTTAATATTATCTAAAATAGTTTTTGCCATCATTCTCGGTTTTTTTCCCTCTTCTGTAGCGTTATAATATCCTTGTCCGGTTAAATAATATTCTAGGACTTGGTGCATTTCTGTTCCTATTGTAGATGCTTGATGCATAATTCTATCTGCTTCTGCATTACCTACTTTTCTACGCCAATTATCTAAAAATCTTTTGTCCTTAGTTGCTCCGAGTATGGTAGTTACACTTGGAACTTTAATATTATCTACTAAGTATTTACGTCCTGTGGTATCTGAAAATCTATTGTAATGTTTATAAGGATACTTTCTAAGTAACTTCATAAGTAGTTAATACTACAAATGATTGGAAAGTACAGCCATAAATATTGCAAACATACCGCCCACAATAATTTTTTCTATTCTATTAATACGTGATTCCATTTTATCCATCTTTTCAAAGGTCTGCTTTTGCATTAGCTTACAAATTTTTTCGTGGTGATCTATTCTAGCTGATGCAGATGCTTTAGCCACGTTTATTACCTCTTTGTGCTATTGCAGCTCCTGTTGGATCGTTAGGAAACAAAGCTTGGAAATTTTGTGAATTTACTTGTCCGGTAGCCGGTAGTACTGGTGCTGTAGGCGCTTGAGCTATGGGATCTTCTAATTGAAGGTCGGCCATAATCATTTTTTCTTCTGCTTCGATTGGAGCTTCTTCAGCATCAACCATAGCTTCGTTTTGTGTTGCAGTCGATAACATCTCTACTGCATTAGTATCTGTTTGTAAGTTTCCTGAAGAACCTGAGAAATCTTGTGCGAACATTACTTCATAATTATTCTTAGGAATTGTATCTTCGTTATAGTTAGGTGCTGGAACTTTTGCTTCTAGTTGTCCCATTCTTTCAGTAATTTCTTCTGGTGTAACAGTTTTAGGATCTACTCTTGGTATATCTACATCACCTTCGTTTAAGTAATTAACAAGTCTTGCAAATGCTTCTCTTTTTTGTGTAAGGCCAAGTCTACCAACTACGCCTGGAGATTTTAAAACGTTAGCTGCTGTTTGTATGTCTCTACCTTTAAAGTAACGTCTTCCAATACCAAGAACTCCTGGTACACCATTACCTACTTTCTGACCCATTAATAATTTAATTTGTTCATCAGGGTTAAGTGCATCATTAAAAGCTCTCATAGCTATAGGATCTGTAAGTATTTGACCTGCACGTCTACCAAGTAATATAAATAATGCTGGTGCAAATGGGTTAACCGCTGCAGAACCTCCAAGAACTAAAGCTCCTGTAAATGAATTAAGTCCACCTAATTGTAATCTTCTTTGCATAAAAGTAGATGTATCTGCGATAGGGGTATCTGATACTGCTTTCATATATGTTAAAAACTTTTCAAATTCTTTAGATTGAGCTCTACCACCAAGGATAGATATCATTTTTTCTTTAGCTACATCATCGGTAGCATCTCCAATCCCAAGTTCTCTCATAAATTTATTTATGTTAAAACTTGATGTGTCTTTTGGACTAAATCTTATTTTAGTTGCGTCAAATATATTAGTTCCAGCTTTAACTTTATCGATGCTAAAATCTACTACATCACCCTTTTGAACCATAGATTCCATAACATCAACAGTTCCGTTAATACCTGCTCTTACAGTAGACTCGTTCATAATCTCATCAATCATTGTTCTACCTGCGGGAGATGCAGCTGAATCAAAACCTTTGTAGAATGAATTAAACATCCACCTAGCTTTTGCTGCATTGTATAATGCTTCTCCACCACCTTTTGTAACACCTATTGCTTTACCAGTCTTTTTAGATGCTATTTTGTCAGCACCCAATAATTGTCTAAATTGTTTAATCGCTGTTGAATCACCACGTGTAAATACATCATTTGCTAAATCATTAAAAAATCTTTGTGCTTTTTTCTTTTCCATTGAACCAATTCCAGCTAAGGCTTTGTTAGTAAATGCTGTTGCGCTGTATTCTTTAAATACTTTTGTAGCATTTGCTCTTTGGTAAAAGTTCATCAACGTAGAGAAAGTGTCATTTGCACCATATAATTTATCTCTTAAACCTTCTGATGCTTTAATTCTTAATGCCATGTCTGCTTCTGCTGCAGCAGGATTTGTTTTTTTTAGTGTTTCATATGCAGCTTTTACTGCGTCATCTTTTAAAAAAGTTTCTTTTGATATGTTTGCACCAAATGAATTAAGATCATTT